TCCCTAATCGTCTCCAACCCCTTAGATAGCTTGTCAGTGAAATCAAGATACGGGTTAGACACATTTTTGCGCTTACCGATACGTGGGCTAATGCGCATACGCTCATCGCGTGAATCCTTAACCGTAATACCCGTGATAATGTCACTGACAACCACGCCGGATAGGTGCTCTTCGAAAGTCACACGGTCACCAACCTTGAATCCATAGCGCACCTTGCCATTATTAGCAATCTGATCATCACCCAAGGTCTTAGACACACTATGGCCCATCGTAATCTCAACCGACTGGCCACCTTTAGCCTCCAACAGGGCACGCTCCGCCAATGCCTGCGTATCGAAAGTAAAAGCGCCAGCCGTGGACTGTGTAAACGATTCACGCAGGTGGAATGGCCCCATGTGCGCGGCACGCTCCACATCCCTACGGTCAACAAACGCAAACAGCGTGTCTTCAACCTGCTTGTTGAGGAAGTTGCCGACCGCGCCTCCAAGTAATGCGCCAATAGGGCCAAGCGCAATACCACCAATAGCAGCCAAAATACCCTGAATAGCAAGGTCAATACCAAAATTAAGCGCTTCATTAACAAAATCATCCGACTTACCGCCAACAATGGCACGCGCCGCACCCGGTGATTTGCCAGACAGCTTGAATTCGTCAATCTCACCGGCTCGGGTACTGAATCGCACATGCTCACGCTTCACAGCGGGGCGAACCGCGATCACCAATCCTGGCACCGATGGCCCTGCAATAGGGGCAGAATGCGGATTAAATACTTGGTCAAGGTCAGCCCACCGCAGCATACGGCCACGCGAATATGCATCACCCCGCACCAAAGGCACAATCTTGCCCTCTGGGAATGGCTGCCCCGGCCACCACATTTTGCAATACAAATCATAGTCATGCTGGTTTAATGCATCTTTCAAAAGCGCATCCAAGCTCGTCATGCGTGCAGCCACATCGATACGCACTGAATTATCCCTATCCATCGTTGGGGGGCATGACAATGTAGACAGGCACGCTTGAGCGTGGCAGGTTGTGAGCCAGATAGTGGTAGACCACGTTTTGCAATGGGCCTTTTTGGTGGTCGCGCTTCTTCTGCACATTAAGGCTCATGTTCGGTGACGCAAACGCCAGAATGTTCGCCAACTGAATTTTGTCATCAATCAGTGTGAGGGTGATAGTCTCACGCCCTGGCTTGCCCGAAGCGACGTAGGAATCTACGCGGCCTGTCCAGTACCAGCCGTTATACTCCGCCGTAATCGGCACAACATCCTCATGGGCCTGCATAAGACGCTTAGCCAACGGATGATCCGCAGGGATAGTGATAGTGCCAGTACCCGCATTGAATCCAAATTCTTCGTTGAATTCGACATCAATGTAGCCCGTCAATCTCATGTGCTGCGTGTAGTCATTATTGTGCACCATGATGTTAAGCGGGTTCGGGCCGTAGCGCTCATTAATATCAGCTACCATGCTTGCTCCGATCGTGGCGTGTACGAGACCTGACAGCGGAACGACGGCCCGGCATTAATCGGCCGAATCACCAACGGGGTGACCGCATCCCTATTCACACCGCGTGGCGGCAAAGGCGTCTTCCAATAATGATCCGGATAGAGTGGCTGCAAATCCTCACCCGCACTAGACAGGAAAGATGGCCATAATTCATCCGTATCAACCCAAAATCCCTCAACCTTATAATTCAGGTATCGAGCTTTCACACTTCGCGGATCTGGCAACAAAAGGCGCTCATCACCCACACCGATATAACACCCGGAATGCTCACCCGTGACAGCCCACTTCAGCCACGCTGGCTGGTCACCCATATTCAGCATGTGCGCCTTAGGGGCCGTCTCACGGGTAAACAGTTTCACCTCATCAAACTTCTGCCAAAAAGACCTATCAGACACAAACGTGACCAGCTCGCCAATCTCCCCCACACGGCCCGGCATCTGCTCAAAATAATTAACCTCACTAATAGACTCGACACGCACGTCAATCCACCAGTAGCCAGATTCTTTAGAAATAGCGAACAGTCGGCATGTTTCACGTCCACGGCCCAACGATTCACGCCACAAAGAATGCTGGCGCCTAGCCCACGTAGACGAACGCGGATCACTCACCCACACCTGCAATGTAATATTGGCCTGCTCATCCGTAGTGCCCTTATGCACAGCACCATCCATGCCCGTAATCTTCTGCCAATCATGGGTAAACGGCGCACCCTGCAACCCCGTAGGCGGCACATTCAACCGCACAGGGGAACCAGGGCCACCAAACCACCACCGTGTTTTACGGTCAGCGCCTACCAGAAAGAATCGCAGTAGGTCGTCGTCTTCGTACTCATCCTTACGACCCCAAGACAGATCCGTTGAAATTAAACTCATAGCATGAAACTCCTCATGGCCTTTCCTAGCTCACGATGAGCGTTATCCAACTGGCCCTGCAGATACTTCTTCGGATCCTCAATCCGCACCGGGCCATTAAACACAGCACCGACACTGTTCTGAATCTGCTTACCGGCACGGTATTTCGCGGCATCCATATTTAGGCCCATAGCCTCAGCACTAGTCGAGCTGCCAGTCGAGAAATCCAATCTTCCCTGCATCAGCCCAGGCAAACCAGACCCAATGAGGTTAATCATGCTCATCACGTCGTAGCCAAGGCGCTTACCGGTCTCTAGCCAAATATCAGTGGAGCGTGCGCGCTTATCACTAGATAGCGGGATGTAGGCTTCTGGGCCTGCTTCTGCCCACAGCACAGCCGACGACCCATCATTAATCTGTGCCTGGCGTAGACCGCCAAGGATGCCACCATTAGCCATGGGGATGATATTGCCCGCCATTGGGCGCATCGCATCCGCCAGCAATCCGCGAATATCACGCAGTTTCGATGCCGCACCACTGCGCGTAATCTCACCCATCAAGCCCCAATCACCACTACGCGATGGATTAGCCTGGGCATTGACTGCCTTAAGCTCAAGTTCAGCCTGCTTCGCTTCAAGGTCACGGATTTCTTTTTCGAGCTTGGCGATCTTCTCCTTGGTTTCCTGAACTTTCTTCTCTGCCTTATCGACCGCTTGGTCTGCTGCTGCCTTTTGCGAATCTGTGGCCGTGAGATTGCCGTTCTTGTCTTTCTTGGAATAGGTTTCGTCACGCTTCATCTTCTTGATGTGCAAATCTTCCTCCGCCAGCGGCAGATCACTCTTTGCATCTTCGAGTGCCACGTGCTTCTTTTCCAAGGACTCCAAAGCCTTTTTAGAATCCTCAGTCAGCTTATCGCCGCTTTCCTCCGCAGCCTTGGAATACAACCCCACGACTTGGCCCCAGGACACGATGTCATCATCCATCGGCTGCCCAGTGTGCAGGCTGTAGAGCGCGGCCATAGCCTCAAGGAATGAACCATCCTTAAGCAGGGTGCCAGTACCGCCATTAAGCTCACGGGACTGCTTACCAGACATAGCGGAATCATCATCAAGGGTGCTACGCATCGCATCAAGAGTGCTACCAACACCCGGCGCGCCAATAACACCATTCAAGGAATCGTAGGCATCCAATCCCTCAGTAGTTAATGGGGTAGCGCCGCGCTTATAGTACCAATCCGTGAATCCTCGGCCCTCTAGTGGGCCAGCGGGTGCGCCGATGGTGAAACCGCCACCGGTGTTACCGCCGGATTCAATGAATGTGCCGTCATCCAACTGCATGGCGGTGTGTCCGCCGCCCGGGCCGCCGTTGTAGAACGCGACGCGAATATCACCAGGGCCGCCCTTGCCCTGCTTGTAGCCCTTAGCCTGTAGCCATGCGGCTTCGCCAGCGGTGGCGGTGCGTGAATTCCACGGGTCAAGGCCCTCGGAAGTGTTCACGGCTAGGGAGACAGCGCCGGAGCAATCCACGCCCGCCGGCGACCAACCACCAAAGATATAGGGGGTGTGGTTCATGAATTGGAGTTTCTTCTTCACCACAGATGCAGGCAGAACAGCACCATCTGCGAATGCTTGCACCTCGCCCGTCTGCCCATCAATGAGCTGGTAGCCGAACATCCCAGCCACCTTGGACAGGATTTGCTCGGAGCGGTCGCGCTTATTCTCTGCCAGTGGGATGTAGGCCTCACCGCCGGTTTCGGATTCTGCGAATACGCGGTAGGAGCCTGCGGGGGCGATGTGTGCCGTGTGGGATGGCTCATGATTCGATTTCCGGCGGCGCTCTACAGCACGCGCTACACCACGGTCACCACCATTAGCGAACGTCTCAACCGGGGCATCAATGCCGCCATCGGCACGCTCGAAAATATCCCTAATGTGGCGCGTAATGCTAATCATGTGCTCAGACACCGTGTTTGTGCGCTCGCGGGACAGGGTTGTCTGAATGTGCTGGCGGGTGGCCTCCGCATTGTCGGTGATGCGAACCTTGCCGTCGCGTTGCTTTTCCGCCTCAATACCCATCGCTTTGAGACGATCCATAGTATCGCCGGTGTTGTCAGCGATGATGACGTTGCCGTTGCGGTCTTTCGAAGCCTCAAAGCCTAATTGGTCGAGGCCCACCATCACATCGGCCATGTTGTCGAAGATGTGGACGTGGCCGGTCTTATCAGCGTTACTGGTAACAGCGGTGCCCATCTCAATTTCGCGGGCGATAACATCCGCAATGTTGTCGTTGATGGTGACCTGTCCGGTGGTTTCGTCCTTGACGGCTAGCCCAAGGTCAATGAGGCGTTGCTTTACATCATCGGCATTGTCGGTGATGTCCATGCGCCCGTCTGGCAATGCGGTGACCTTAGCCCCCAGCTGGTCAAGGGTAGTCAGAATATTGTGGCCTTCGGGGAACTCAATGTTCACACGACCTGAACCATCATCGAGGCGCTTGACCTCAAGGCCCAGCTCTTCCAGCTCAGTCTTAACCTTCGGAGCCATGGAGGAAACCTGAATGGTCTTCTCATCCGGCACGGCGACAATATCATCACCCAACTTTTCAAACACGGCGGTGGTGTCATCAACCTGGTTCTTCAGTCCGTTGAGCTTGTCGCGCAGGGCATCTGCCTTGACGGACTCCAAATCACCGTTAAGGCTTCCTACCTCCTTACCTAGGGTGATGGCAGAGCCGGTAGTGTTTTCCATCTCCTTAGACAGTGCATTCCACAAGCCTTGGTGGCCTTGCCACATAGCCCAGGACGAACCGTTAATCTTGTCCATCGCATCCTGGTTACCCATCAGCGCTTTTCGGACATCTTCCGCGCTGATACCGGCCTTTTCCATGTCCTTCGCCATGGACTGGTAGGTGTCGGAACTTTGCAGGGCAGCATCCACCGCACCCTCGGTCGCTACCTTCACCTCGCGCATCGCATCCGCGTTACCATTCACGGCATCACGCACCGTGTCTTGTGCTAATCCCAGCTCGCGGGCAGCATCCGCCGCGCCAGACTCTTGCAGCTTCTTGTTAATCAGCTCGTTTGTCTGGTTAGTGATAGCACCAGTGGTTTCGTCAAGACTGCCGCGCAGTTCTTCCTGCGCCTGCTTGTGCTCTTCCTCAGCCTGCTTGGCTTCTTGATGCTTTTTCACCAATTCACCAATAGCCCAAGATGCGCCCATAATAGCGAGTGACCAAGGGCCACCCATAGCGTCAATAAGTCCGCCTGCGGCCTTACCCACACCACCCATTGCACCCTTCATGACTGCTAGGCCACCGGATGCGAATCCCTTAGCGTGAGCGCCCATGTTGGTGGTGGTGGCGATGAAGCTATGCCCCATCTGGGAGCCAATACGGTCAATGGTGGTGAATGCGTTAGTGGATTCGAGGGCTTGATTCTTTGCCGCTAGTGCTGCTGCGCGGTGGTGGCTAGCCATGGTACGCAATCCAGCAGACGACGCCAAGTAAGAACGCGACGCGTTAGACAGGGCGCGGTCGAGGCCCTCATGGCGAGTACGCAGCACATCCACTGCTGCGCCCACGGTGCTGATGTCTTTACCGAATCCCTTAGCGAGGGACTTCTGCACTTGCATTTCTTGGCCGAATCGTGCGATAGCACCGGTGCCCTCATTCAGCTTGCCTGTAAGCCCCAAGAACTTGGACGCGAAAGTCACCACGGCGGCGGATGCCACAGGCACGGCCCATGATGACAAACCATCGTTCAAACCGGAAAGGTGACCAGTCACGATACCGAATGCGCTTGCCATATCCTCCGCACCGGGTACTAGTACGTCTGCGATGGCGTTACCGGCTGCGGTGGCACCATCGGCAAGGAATTTGGCCTGCCCTCCTAGGTTTTCCATGATTTGGCCGCCGATAGCAAACCCGGGGCCGGTGATTAGGTTTGCGGCACCCTCAAGTCCGCCTGTAACGAGGTCGAGGGCTGCAACCATTCCGCCCTCGGTGGCCTCATAAATCTGGGTTTGTGCTGTCTCCCACGCATTCTGTACGCGGCCAATAGCGCCCGGCAAGCCCTCGGTCTGTGCCGCCGCGACCTCAGCGGCCTGGCCTTGACGGGTGACAGCCCCCTTGAGCTTTTCGAATCCCTCGCCGCCCTGTTCAGCGGCGATACCAGCCAGGCGCATAGCATCCGAACCAAACAGGGTTGCGGTTGCGGCCTGGTACTGCTCATCCGTCATCCTGCCGGATGCGTCCTGCAATTGCTCCATGAGCGACTGCATGCCCACGAACTTTCCATTAGCGTCGTAGACCGTGAGGCCCAGTTCTTCGATAGCCTGCTGCGCTGGCTTTCCTTGGTCTGTAAGCGCCAACAGGGCAGTCTTCATCAAAGTACCAGCATCCGATCCTTGGATACCAGCATTGGCGAACATCGCCAAGGTGGTCGCCGTATCATCGATAGACACGCCAAATTGATTAGCGACCGTACCCGCCTGCTGCAAGCCTTGGGAAATGCCGGTCATCTCAGCCGAGGAGGCGTTAGCGGCACCTGCGAGGATGTCCGAGACGCGGGCGGCGTTGTCAGCATCTAGGCTGAATGCCTGCAACGCCTGGGACTGAATAGTAGCCGCCGTGGCTGCATCCACCTGTGCCGCCGCCGCCAACTGCAGCGTGCCCTTAGCCGCACCAATGGACTGTTCAACGGTGAAACCGCCCTTAGCCAATTCGGTCATGGCGGCTGCGGCATCACCCGCGCTGGTATTAGCCAAGTCGGTATCATTACCCAATTGCTTGGCCGCGTCCGCGACCTGCTTCATCTGGGATGCCGTAGCACCTGACACGGCATTCATGGTGTTCAACTCAGACCGGTACGCCATACCGGTCTTAATCATGTCGTTAAACGCGGCACCGACACCGCCCACGGCGGCACCCAAGCCAACCATACCGGCAACACCAGACAGGGATTCAAAAACACCCTTGAGCTTGCCACCGGACGCGGCCGCCTTTTCCAGCTCTGCGGCTACTTGCCCATTGACGGACAGTTGCTTACCTTGCGCCCCGGCATCACGGAGATTATCACCCAGCGATTTAGCAGACTTGCCCGCCGAACCCAGCTTGTCGGCACCCTTGGGGGTTACGTCGATGTTGTTCTTTTCGACGCGCTCCGCACTCTTCTTCACGTCGTTAAGATCACGCTTAACACTACCCAGGGTGGACGACACACCCGTGGTATCGACTTTGATTCGAGCGTTGAGGGTACCAACTTCAAGGGCCATGGGGTTACCTACTTAGTAATCTCAGATGTGAGTGAAAGTGCCTGCCGCAGGCGGCTAGGCTGGTTAATCAAGTCAGCGATACGAATCTCCAACCACCGCCAGGTGCGATGCTGTAGGTCGCCGCTTTCAACATCGATGTGGTAAATCGTGTGTAAATCACATTCGATGGCATTCCACGATTCGAGGATTTGCAGCCAACTGATTTGTTGTGCCCCCACAGGTCGTTGTGCTTCGGCTGGTGTGGGGGCGTACCAGTCGCGCAATCCTGTTTCTGGGTCGTATGGGCCGCCACCGGTGTCATCGTCTCCGTATGCACCGGCGCGGGGGTCATACTTGCCATAGGGGCCATCTAGGAGGTGGTCTTCTTCCGGCGCGTCTTCGGCTTCTGTGCCTGCGCCTTGGTTTCCTCCCACTGCTCCGCCGCTTCCGGCACCAGTGGCTCCTGTTCTTTTCCCAGGCGGTTTTCCCACCAGAATTCACCAAAATCAGCATTCACACCGTAATGCGCCATGGCGGTGTTACCGACGTGAAGAATCTCATTCAGGGGCACACCGTCGGATTCCATTTCATCCCACAGGCCACCGCTCATGGTGTCGGTGTCCTCGTCGTATTCGGAGCCGAATAGGCGGGCGATGAATCGAATCTCGTCTGCTGGGTTGCGGTCTGGGTCTACGAAGTGGCGTTTGAGTTGCAGGCCGAATTCTGCGTTGGGTGATTGGACGGTGTACACCTTGCCATCAATGGGGAGGTGCAGGTGTGGGTCGTGGAATTCGCGCAAGTCACGCACGGTGTGAATCTCCTAAAGATAAAAATGAACCAGGGCCACCGCTATGGTGAACCCTGGCCCTAGTTGTCCAATGGGGTTTATTACATCTCCCCGGAGCGGCCCGTATCGGAGACGCCCGGGCCGGTAGCGGACTCGCCCGCAGGGACAGATGTGGCAGAAGCGTCGGTCACTGGCTTAATGCCCATCGGCTCACCACGCGACATGAGGGTGAAGCTGAAAGAATCCAGGTCTTCGTTACCACCGGCGTTATCCTCCCACTGCACGGAGAAGTAGGACTCATAGCCCTCCTGCACACCATCGGTGCGCCAACAACGAGCCTGAACGACGTTATCAAGGCCCATCTTGCGGCCCGCTTCACGCAGGTAAGCCTGGCCCGGATCCTGCTTAAAGGTCTCGCCGGACTTTTCGCCCTTGCGCTTGCCCTCGCCCTTGAAGGTCATTTCGATTGCGGTAGCGATCTGAGACTTGTAGCCCTTGGAGTCGATGTCGGAATCGTCCTGCATGGTTGGGGAGGTCTGCGGCGCGAACTGGGACAGGCCACGGACATACACCCACTTTGGGGAATCCTTGGTGCCGGTGTTGACCTGCAGTGCCCAATCGCGGGCTAGGGTGGAATTAAGGTCAAAAGAAGATGGTGCCTTTGCAACAGCCATTTGAGTCTCCTAGTTTGGGTTGACTACGAATTCGTAGGAATCCACCCGGTGATAAACGCTGGCTTCATCCCGTTCCTCATAGGTGAGGACACGCTGTGAGACTAAGACGCTGGTAGCGTTGTCCAGCTTGTAATGCGCCTGCTCATGCAGCAGCTTGTAGATGTCATCCGCGACCCGTGAAGCGTATCGGGGGTCACGCGTGCCCTTGATACGTAGTTGCGCACGGATAGCAGGTGTGCCCGTGTCATAGCCCCCATTAGTGCCATGGTGGTAGATGTTGATGCCAATAGATGGGCCTGCCTCATCCGGAATCACCCCAAGGTAGATAGCCGGTGGTGTGAACTTCGAATAGATACCGTTAGGTGCCCACTGCGCTAACTTATGGGCTGCTAGGTGGCGTGCTAAATCCTCACGCAGTGTTGAGTAGGTTGGTGCCGTCATAATGCTTTCCCTATTTCCTCCGCCATGATTTGTACTAACTCGTCCTGATAATCCAACAGGGCGGATTCAAGATATTTGGCTTGGCCATCGTTGTGGTGCCAGCCAACTTCTTCATGCTGGCGGGCCGCGTACTTCGTGTTAAAAGACACCACGGCTTGTTTATCTTCCACGGTGGTCTTAGCGGATGCGCGTAAGGTGCCGGTTTCGATGGGGGTGCGTTGTACCGCTTCGTCGCGTAGTTTTTCACCTGCTGCGCGTGCCGCCGTGGTTGCCCGCTTTTCCATAGTGGCGGCTACTTGTTCGCCGCGCCAATCTAAATCAGCCATAGGGGTTAATCACCCCTGAATCATCGGGCTGCGCACCATCGCCACCGCCACTATCGGGAATGGTCATGATTAGCTTTTGGTGGTCTGGGGTTTGATTGCCGGCACCATCATGTGCGCTGCGAGTGGTGACTTCCCACGGGCCGGTTTCGAACGGTTTGGGGAGTTCGATTAGGTCGCCGCGTTCGACCACTAGGCCGAGGGGGCAGTAGATGATGGTGTCTGTGACTGTGTGCTCGCCTGCTGCGTCAACGGTGCGGCGGGTGGCCTGCCTAACGAATGCCTTAAACGGTATTGGTGTTCCCTCATTCCAGCCGTAGGGGGACGCACCAGCGCCGCGCAACAGCACACACTCATGCTTAAACCACAAGTCGGCAAGCTCTTTATCTACCGCACCCACGGGAATCCCCCAATCAGGCCAGCATTCGCCAGAATCTCCTGCGCGTACTCACATAAAGTATTCGCGGCGTTGTCGCGGGCGGCGGCGGCTTCTGCACCACTCATGCCCACCGACGCATCACCAATCGAGCTAGATGTCACCTGTGCGGTTCCGGCTTCGAGCTTGCCCGGGGTGATGTCATTTTCCACCCACACCGTCACCTGCTCACAGGTGGCATCACGTAAAGCATCCATCACGTCTGGGTCGTCCGGCATGCCGCTGGGCTGCACATCAAAGCGGGCGGCACGGGTAGCATACTGAACGAGCGACGATGCACGTCGAATCAACGGTTCGAGTTTCACACCATCGAAAGTGTTGTCAGCCCACTTTTGTACATCCGTGGGCTGGGCAAAGATAAGCACTAGGATTCCTCTCTAAAAATGCGAAAAGCGGGGCGGGGCAACAATCCCCTACCCCGCTAATCAGGTGTTATCGACTAGGCAGCAACAGCAGAACCAGCCGGGTCAACAATGTCCAGGTCAGCCGTAGCGATACCCTCCGGGCGGACAACGCCCGCGCCGTAAACATTCAGACCACGAACAATGTCGCGGAAACGGCTCGGGTCACGCAGCGCTTCAGTCTCAACCAGCTGGGATGCGAACACGAACGCGCCCGGAACACCCGCGATAGCCAGCTCACGGCCGGACGTGGACGGCGCATTGTTGGACACCATCACCTCGAAACCGATAGCGCGGCCAACAATGCCATTACGCAGACCCTCGGCGGTGCCGGATGCGTCCACCTTGGTGAAACGCGGATCCATAAGCAGCGCGGAGTAGGTCTTGGGGCCAACAACAACCCAGCGGCCAGTGGTCGGCACGGACTGCATGTTGAGCTTCTCGGACAGCTTGACCAGCGTCTTAAACGCGGTGGTCTGGCCGTTGCCGACCTTATCCGGGTCGTCATTCACGACCTTCAGAGTGCCGATCTTGTTGGCAGACAGGGCACCCTCCTTAAGCTTGCCAGCGATGAACTTGTCAACGCCGTCACGCAGGCCGGTAGCTGCAGCACGGGTAGCCGGGCCTTGAAGGTCGCCAGCAACCTGCACCTTGTCAACGTCATTGACGCCAAAGGAGAAGTACTTGCCCTGGTCGATCTTAAGGGTGTTATCAGCCGTGGTGAGATCCTCAATGGTGAGGTCTGCGTCCTTGTCGTACTCCTTGATGGTCGGTGCCGTCAGGGTGTTGAAGTGGACGGTGTCACCCATGCCGGTGATCTGGCCGAAGTAGCCAGTGGATGCGATGGACGACTGGCCGTACACGAGGGACTTCTCGTACGGTTCTTGGATTGCGGCGTTCCACAGTTCAGGAACAAAACTTGCGACAGACATTTATGTCTCCTAGTTCTTCATAAGGTTTGCTACGCGTCCCTCGCGGACGGCCTTGTTGATTTCCGTGGCGGTCATCGACTTAAGGTCTTCACGCGTGAGCTGTCGTGCTGCGCCTCGTTGAGTGTTGGATGTGTCTACACCGGATGCCTTGTGGGTCGCCTGGACGAGGGACGGGTGAGACTCGATTTTGTTGGTGACGATTTGGGCCACCTGGGTCTCAAAATCATCTGCATTTACATCTAGTTGGGTGTAGGCGTTGTCCGAATTGAGGACAGCGGCCAAAAGGTCTGTATCGACCGTGCCATCCACCTTGGACACGGCGGCGCGTACCGCGTCGTTGCGGCGATACTTGGTGAGGGTGTCCCGCATTTCGTCGCGTTCCTTGGCGGCTGCTTGCTCACGCTCTACTGCTGCGTCGATGAGCTTTTGCGGGTCGCTGGTCTCATCCTCAACGAGTCCTAGCTTTTTACCGATGTCTTGGATGAGCTGGTTGCGCTCTTGCTCTGCCTTTTCTTGTGCGGCTTTAAGCTCGTCTGCCTTGGCGGCTTCCGCATCCTTGCTGCGGGTGCGATACTTGGCGGATTCGTCGCGGAGGCTGCGAATTTCCTTTTGTGCCCATTCGGGGAGGTCTTCGATACCACCAGCGGGTTGATTAGTTTCCTGTTGTGGCTGGTTGGTTTCTGGTTGGGTGTTTGGCTCCTGGCCTGCCGGGTTTTCCTGCGCCTGGCTGGTGTTTTCCGGGTTGGTGTTTTCGGGCACCGCTGTTCTCCTACATATCGGGGTGAATGGTTACCCCTGTAGGGTGTGGTAATTACGCCGTTGTCCTTTTGGACGGGCCAATGATGCGGATATATTTGGATACAGGCAAGCGGTTTTCTAAAATCCTCGCGCCTCCTAATAAACGGGGGGGATGAAGCCCAGCTGTCCGCTAAATGTTGCCCAACATAACATCGTCATGCAACAATTGCTAGAGAAAGGCAAACAATGACATACAACAACGCAACCCAATACCAAAGCCCAACTCCCGAAAAAGCCGGTCGCCAACTCCGCTGGTGGCATATCGTCCTGAGCATGCTAGCGGGCGCGATTATCGCTACCGTGTCCATCGTGGCAATCACATTCGCTATCCCAGAGGAATCAGTAGAAGAAGGTAGCGCGTCAGAAGTAGGCGGTGGCAACACTGCCGCGTCTCAATATCTTTCAGATAAGGGGATAAACATTGAGCCGGAGCTAGTCGGCAGGATTTCCACTATTGTGTGCGATGGTATGGATAGTGGCAACACCGGAAGTCAGCTAATTGACGCGGTGCAGCAGACTATGGACGGAATCAACTACATAAACGCCTCTGAATTGGTAGCCGCTTCCACGGTTTACACCTGCCCTGAACATATTGGAAAGCTGGCTAGGTAATTGTCTACATCACCGAATGATTTCACTCTTCTCCGCGCACGCGGAGGTATTTCCTAGGTTCGAGCCCTGGTGGGGAAGCTTTTTCTAACCCTCGCTGACCTTTATAAATGCTGGTCGGTGGGGGTTTTCTAGTTTTTGCGATAAGGCGGTATAGGGCAGTTTATGGCGGTTTGCGGTGGTGTATGCAGTCAAATTGCAGTCACACTTTTACCACCCTTTACCCCCGCGCTACCCCCATGTTGACGCGAAGCGCGACAGGGATTAATGTTAGTCATGTCAGAAAGAAAGAGACCGGCACAAAGCCAGTCCAAACCGGAAAGGAATCCGAAATGACCACCCTCACCTACTCCGCAGAGCTGGAACTCGCCAACAACGGAATCACCCACACCACCGCAATCATCGACACCTACGGCGACACCACCGCAGAAGTCATCAAAGACATGCTCGACTTCTTCAACTCCCCTGACTATGAGGGCAGCCTGCAAGACTTCGAGGTCGTAACCCAGGAAATCGATGAAGACTTTGAGGAAATCGTCATCCAGGGCACCATCGCAGAAACCGATGAAGACACCAACGAGGAAACCGAATACATCGCAACCGTCACCATCATTGGACGCTAAACCAACAGCCCCGGCCATACCGCCGGGGTGCACTTATATCACCATGGATATTTACGAAACCCCATATGACGAATACGGCCCCGAATGGCACGCCACCCTACCCGATGATGTGCGCAAGCCGGTATTCCCCCACAATCCAGCGCACGCCCCGCGCAGTGGCCTAGCCCTACGCGTAGCCCGCGAATCATTAGGAATCAGTGCGGCACACCTAGCCGAATGCCTAGGGGTAGGTAAGCGCACGGCAGAGCGGTGGGAGAAGCTCGATGAAATCCCCGGGTGGGTAGAAACTGCTCTCCGCAAAATCACCTTTGCTACCCAGGTGTGGGAATCGGATTTACAGGATGCTGGGCAGGTCATGATCCACACCGGCGGCTACCGCATGCTGGATGGTCGGCCACTACCTGAATCGTGGTGGATACACCTTGTGGGCCAGGCCATGCGCACTAATGCAACTATCATCCCAATCGCTGACTAAAAGCAGCCCTGCCGCCCCTGAGGTGGTGGGGTTTTCCTTTGCCATAAACAATGTTTGCAACTCGGGTTGACATTGAAACCGGGGTGACATACAATGGGGTTGTAAGCAAGAAAAGGAGCAAAAAATGACCACCTACTACCGCATCCAGTCCCAGAACCGCCCCGACATCCTCGACCCGGAAAACCAGTTCTCCTACTCCTGGAACAACCTGGGTGCAGACCCACGCCACGGCATCAGCGTCATGGACGACCGCGAAGCCCTCGCCGAGTACATCGCCCAGACCGGCATCCAGTGGGACGAAACCTGGGAGCTGCTCGAGGTCGAAGGCGCCACCTCCGAGGATGAGGATGAGGACGCTCACATGGGTGCTCGCCTCATCATCCCCACCGCCATCATCTCCCGCGAGCCAATCGAAGAGTCCTTCATGGAGGAAATCTTCGAAGCTTTCGAAAACCTCGCCGCATAACCCCCGCCACCACAGAAAGGAACACCCACAATGACCTGCCAGCTATTTCTCCTCTGCGAGAATGAAGCGACCACCACCCGCCCCGGCCCTCAATTCGTGGACGGAAAGCCCCAAATCGTAGAGGTACCCGCCTGCGAACGCTGCGCCGAAAAGATGGATCGCATTAGCGCCATGGACTAGCCGCCAAGGGGCCGGTTTTCCGGCCCCACCCCACCAAAGAAAGGACCCATCACAATGACCACCATCGATAATCTCTCCGAGACTCTCCACTACGCACTAGACATGAGTATCGACGCCGCCGAAGATGCCCTACGCACCTACATCGCCCAGATTGAGAAGCTAGAAGATCGCAGCATCGACGAGGACGAAATCAGCAAAGACGATGCCGACTTCCTTATCGGCGCCGTTAAATCCGCACGCCGCGCCGGTGACCTTGGTCAAAAGCAGCTCGCCGCCCTAGAGGAAGCCACCGCAGACTACCAGCACGCCACCGACACCGCCGATGCTCTACGCGACGAGCGTGACGCCGCTATCCGCGCCGCCGTGCACGCCGGGGCACGCATCCAGGATGTGGCCACCGCTGCCGGTATCTCCCGCCAAGCGGTAGACAAGATCATCCGCGCATGAAACCCGGCGACAGGGATGGGTATGGCCGGTACGGCTACCTCGATGGTGATGATGAGCGCATTATCTGCCACGAGTGCGGGGGGCTGTACCGGGCACTGGCCCCGCACCTGATTAAAGCCCACGACATGACCGCAGCCGAATACAAGCAAGCGCATGGGTTGCCCCGCGGCATGGGGCTAGTAGCCCCTGAGACGCGGCGCGCCAAGTCACGCCAAGCCCTAAGCCATGTGGGTACACCGGAGTGGGATCGGATGGTAGAAAAGCGCGACCCCACAGCCGCGTCACATGCCCGCACAGAAAAGTCTTTCACCTCCCGTGGTGTGATTGCCGAGCAGAAAGCAGCGACGGCGCGGGCAAACATCAAAGGGGTGAAAAAGCCGGTCACCCGCCGCTGTATAGTCTGCGGAAAGCTGCTTACTGAGGTGCGCGGGCGCGCTACATGTAGCGACCGGTGCTATCGCATTCAGCTGTATGAGCGGACGGCGAAGTCCGGCGCGAGGGCGTGGATGGAGCGTAGAGACGCGGGCGAATCACTATCGGAGATAGGCCGTAGTGCGGGCGTATCCCATGTGGCGGTGCGGGTGCGGATTGAAAGATTCCGGGCCTACCTCAAGCTTTGCGCAGAGCTTGGGCGCACACCTATAGAGTAAAGACCCCCGTGGTGGCGGGGCTTGGCCTAATCATCGAAGCTATCCCCGTCGCGGAATTCAACACCCACAGCTCCCTTAGCCGGTTTCATCAATTGTTCGCGTTCACGTCGGCGCGGCAAGTCATGCTTAGCAATGTGGTCGCGCAACTTAGCCTGATACGCATTCTTCCGCTGGCGCGCTGCCCTCACATCCGTTTCATCAATCGCGGCAGCTTCCATCCGCTTCGAAGCTCGAATCTGGCGCTCATAGTAGCGTTGCTTCTGGGTTGCTTTGTAGCCAGTATCGTCACCATCGTAGGGTGCGTCACTTACCCGCGTGTAGCCGGGAATGTAGGCAGAATGCGTGTGGCGGCAATTAACGTGGTGAAGCCCACTTGCCTCAGCGTCCCGCATTGTGGCTTTAACGTTGACGATACTGTCCCCGATGCGGTGAGTGCCCGGCGCGAACTGCCCAGTGAGTGACAGTACTTTCCGCTCAAATGGGGCACACTGCGGGGCTGGGTTCTTATGCGACGACACCACTACTAGGTCAATGCCGTGCTCAATCATCGTGTTGGTGTGGCCTGCCCGCAACGCCTTATTGGTCATGGTGCGCACAGCCATTTCCGCGTAGGTGTCCAATCCCCACTTGCGGCCTGCCTTGTCCACATAGAACGGTAATCCCTCCCGGGCCATGCGGGTAAAAGCACGCTGCGCCGCTTGCTGCGTAGTCATCACCCCCGTCACGCTATAACCGGTGGCCTCCACCCCAATACGCCGCCAAATGTCATCCACGCGGCGCACAAGGTTGCGGTGCACTGGTTCCATCGTGGTAATTGCCTCAGACACAAGGGCATACACAGCCGCGCTACTCTCAAACACTGGGGCGGCTGGTGTTGGGCGCAAATGCTCTGGAAGTGCAGCGAGTTCCTTTTCTGCCTCAATCTGCCCACGCAAATAGGCCGCGTCAATCGTGCTGCGCCACGTCGTCCCCAACCGTTGGTGCAGCGCGTCTGCCATACCCTCGATGTTTCCGCGCTCTTGCCGAATCGCAAGCAGCTGCGCTTCAGCCCACGTAGGTGACTCCCCCGTCCTGATTAAGGCGCGGCGGATCACCTCAATCAAATACATTTCGGCACGCCGATACAGGGCTACAACATCATCGTTTAGCCCCTCTGTACGTGCCGGGTCAAAGACCAAGGGTTAATCCTCACCTAGTGGGTCTTCATCTGGCTTAATGTTACCTAGTGGGTCAAATGTGCCCGCTTGCTCCGCAAGGATGCGGTCTACCTCTACCTGCTTATCCTCTTCATCCCACTCAGTGTGTAGCATGTCAATCTTTTGCTGCGTGGAGATAGCGCGTGCCGCGTCCAGGGCTTGGATGGTGGATGCCTTATCCAGCATGGTTTCTTGCACGGGTGCGGTCATGTCTACCTTGACGCGTGCGGTGGGCATAGAGCCACCGTTGAGCCACGCATCCACTTCAAGTAGTGCATCCGCCAACTGTGAAAGTCCGGCACGCATGTAGCGGGCTTTAGCTTTCCACGTTTGGATGGATGCTTGGTATTCTGCTTCTACTTCGCGGGCGGTCTTTTGCGCCGCCGTGCTTCCACCAATACCGAATGTGGCGGGGCTGTAATTTGCGCGGCGTAGGATTTCCAGCACGGTCTGCTCCGCCAGTTTCAAATACTGCTCGAAACGCAACGATGGCTGGAAGAACTGCGCCCCGGCCTGCTCCGATGGGGAAACATTCATGCCATCGTAGAATTCGCGGTCAATATCGAATGCTTGACCCTTGCCAAATCCCTGTTGGTCGAGCCAGTGCTCCGGGACGGTGGCGCGCATCCTACCTAGGCGCATTTCACGGCGGATGTCCGTCCAAATCTCATCCAGAGTGTCAAACAGGGAATGCAAATCTGGGCTGATGTCTGGGCGGCCAATATTGCGCAGTTGGCCATCCTTACGGAACCCCACAACCGGCAGGGCATTCGGGAAATACGCGGCGGCAATACCTGTAGTGTGTGAGTCCACCCCACCGTTAGAGTCCACAATCTCCGCTAGCGCTGCGGTGGCCGGGTGCGCAGATAATTCACGCGGGGTGCCGAGGTTTCCATCCTTGCCCTCGTACAATCCGTATTCGATTCGCCCTGCGGTGTAGTGCGACAATAGCCGCCATGTGGTTTTTTCATCCGTCTTAGGCAAGGTTTCAGCAAACGTGATGCCGGTGAGCTTGCCATATGAGAATTCAGGGTAGGCGCTATCTGCATCCACAAAATCAATCCACGGGTCTGGGGACACATTGGTATCCCACATGATGCGACCAAACGCGCCGCCCAATGCGGCGCACGATTCACCCATGACCAACAAATCAGCGGGGAACGTGTCATTATTGAGCATCAGGTCTAGGCGTTCCTGGCCGTGCTCATCATCCACGGTGAACGTCGGCGGCGTATCAAACAACAGGCTTGCGGACGTGTAGGCCAGGTCAGCGGCCAGCGGCAAATGAACCTTACGATTCTTCTGCCCCTGCGGCGTAGGAGAACCCCAAAAGAAACGCGACACACTACCCACTACCCCGCCCGCAAACTGGGATGGGCGATTAAACCCACCAGTGGCATAGTGCGAATCCAGGCGCTTAGTATCACCCTCCCACCACAACGCCGCATCATCAATCATCCGGGTGACAGGTGCCCACTTTTCTGGTGGCCACGGGGTATTAGGCGCGGGCAATGCCATAGTGTCTCCTAAGCAGTAATCCAGCGAGACCACAAATACCGGGATGAAAACACGCTATAACGCCACGCGTCACAGAAATCGTCCCCCTCTTTGATGGGCTTGTCGATTCCTTTGTCTTGTGCTTTTTCATCCCACCTGTAGCCGGGGAT